AACCACGACCCACACCGTTTGCAGATTGTTCATCGTTCTGACCAATCGCGGTAATCAGTTTGTTACCCTGCGCCATACACGCAAAGGCTTCTTTGTTATCTGGGTCATCCGGGTGGATAGGCCACAGATATTTAGGCAAGCAGTTACGCAGCTCTTTCAGTTTGGTGATGGTTTCTTCACGCAGCACCGGTCCTTTGGTGACCAGAATCGTACGCGACTTCTCAAGGAAACGCAGCAGCCAGCTCAGGAGCGAGCACATCCCGACGGTTTTACCGTGCTGACGAAGGAACTCGATAGCAACATCGATGTTGTTGAAGAATATCCAAAACATCGCGAAGTTACCGCGGTCAATCTTAAACGGTACCCCGTCGGTACCATCCGCAGGAACGCGTAAGCATTCACGGATGTAGTACCATGGGTTACGTGCACATTCTGCAATCACACGCGCCTGTTGCTCAACAGTCAGGTGTGGGTCGTGCGGATCTACGCCTTGCAGTTCCGGGTCAAGAAGTGCAAGATGCAAATACCAATGCTTTACACCGAGCCCTTTTAAGGTATCGGCGAAATACATAAAGTGTTTGTTCTTGGTGGTGTCATCCGCTAAAGCGCCCGGATAAAAACCCCAATCACGTTCACGTAATATCATGGTTCCTCCTAGCCTCCTCCCCGGCCGGGGAGGAGGAAGGTGTTAGCTGATGTTGTGTGCCAACATCGGTGAGCAAGCGAGTTGTAGGGTATCCGTTGGTGTACGGCGTAACCAACGAATCACCAGCGTATCGTCGAGCCCGACTTTGTAGTTCACGACTTTGGCACTCATCCAGTCATCCACAGCCGCAGTCACCACTTGTCCACCAACGTGGATTTCGAAGTGAGTCGGTTCCAGTGGACCGGATTCGTTACGGCGGTCGTACAGCGGGTACGATGGGTCGTAAAGCGCTGCCAGCCATTCAGCCTTAGTAGCTTTACCACAACGCACATCGATTTCCGAGTAGTTAACGTTCGAGTATTTGAACGTCGCCCAGATACCGTCCCCGTACTTCAGCCCATCAGGCAGATATTCGAGGAAGTAGTTGGTGTTCAGTTCGGTACCCGGATTAACCAGCGTAATGGAGAAGGACTGCGCCTGAATAAACGCCCGGAACTTCGAATCCACTTTAGAGATGTCGCACTGGACATTCAGTCGCTGTTTCACGCCGTAGAGCATTGGGTCGAATGCTTGCCCGCCTGTTAAAGTACACGCTGCTGTTGCATCGTAGACCTGTCCACGGGTCAGGTTGTACAGATAATACTGGAGGCGATAGCCTTGGTTGGCGTTCAGCCACTTTGGCACCACAAACAGTTTCATCGAGTACGCCCCATCGACTGTTTCCGTCACCGCGGTATAATCTTTGAAGATTGTCCCGTTGATGAGGTTCTCCCCGATGTACGTTTCCCCTTTGGCCAGCAGGTAGCTGAGCGTTAGCGGCAGCTCGTTACCGGCGTTGGTTGACAGGTAATACGTGTCGTGGGAGCCTGCGTTACGAATCCCGTTGAGAATCACACGAGAACCATCGATACTCAGCGTCTTTTCACCGTCCGAGTATTTCACGACGACCGACAGCGGAATAGAGTCCAGCGGAATATTAATCGGCAACGTCAGGACAGTACCGTTGTCATCGACGATAAACGGCGACACCAGTTTGATATCCAGAATCTGACGACTGGCAGTATCCTGCGGCATCACGAGGTTTGTCTTGATGAAGTACCCGGTACCGATTTCGATGATATCACCGGAGTCGGCATAAACGACAAAGCTGAACAACTCACCGTGCCCGACGGGTGCTAACAGACTGCCCGGCAGTGGCGACTTAACAACAGTCTCGACACCGTCCTTGGAGATGGTTTGCATCGGCAGGTAGTTCTTGTCAAGGCGACCGTTTTTGTAGAAGCCCGACAGAATCTCCCCATTATCCGAAATATCCGTTCCACGGAAGATACGAATCCCATCTACATCCGGCCCGTTGAACGTGATGTTGTTGTCCATCACCATCGTCGCGGGGTTTTTGGTGGTGTCGAAATAGATGCGGAACTTATCAGAACGGAGTGGATAATGCCCACCGTTAATCTTGTCCGTGTTCGTCACCGGGATGGCGTTAATCACCTCCACTGTCCATGATGGGGTGGAGTAGTTAACCGTTAAGACACGCTCAACGATGTTGTTGTCATGCACAATCCAGTCTTTTGGATTGGGGACAAAGCCGGTGCCCGTCTTCTCGTCGTAGAGGTCGCCTTCCCCCCAGACGCGAAAGCCGCGGTCTCTGTCGATAAGATCAGTCAATAAAGTGGTCATGCTTTAGAACCTTTGATTTTCAGATACTGGTTAAGTTGCACCTCACCTTTCAGATACCGTTGATTCACACGGTCCAAGAAAGCAAAGCCCAATTCATCAACCTCTACAACCTGGTATTGCGAGTGCGGGTGCACACGCACAAAGGCTTTATCGTAGCCAATGAAAGCCGGGTCGAAGTTCAGAAGGTCAATATAGCCCTCCATCACGATGTCCAGCTGTGAAGTCGAAATCCGGTATTCTGGATCGTCTTCTACCAAATGGAGGTACCCTTGCTTGTAATCCCACAGCACTTTGTTTAAAAGCGGGCTGTAAAGATGATACCAGCTCTTTAACGGTACCGGATTCACCGGTGGGGGTGTTGGGTACCACGCGGACAGATAGTCCTCAGTACGGGCGTCAATGTCGCGTGACGCATCACGCAGCGCATAAGTGTCGCCCGTAATGAGTGTGCGCAGTGGTACGGTCGGATCATCCACAGAGAACGGGAAGCCGTCGGGAACCACGTCTACACCCACTGTGTTGTCTTCACGGAAGACCACCTCGTTACGGGTCAGGATACGGCCCCCGGCAACGATACGAATGACCTTATCGTCCCGCACATCGAAATGGCTGTTGTTGGACAGCAGACCACTTGAGACGAAACCGGTTTTCGGCACATGTAACTTCCCGGTAACTCCACGAGCACGCACATCCACCACGTTCTCATCTGTGTCACTGGCCCAGACTTTACAGACGATGACAATCTCAGGCCAGACCACAACGTAGTCGATACCAAAGACCAGCGGACGTTTGTTTAACCAAACTTCCACTGTTTCCATCGTTGTCCACAGCGTACGAATCGGCTCGCTGTTTGAGCGGCCCAGAATTGGAATACGCAGCTGCCCTTCTTTGACCTTCACGGTCTGACTGAAGAACAGGTGACGGTCATCCCGCACCACGGTCGGCCAACGACGTGTCCGGTCAACGTTCCAGCGAATCGCATTACCTTCCCGCGTGTAGTCTTTCCCCAATACCGCTTCGGTGTATTCGTTGGTGCCGACACCACTGACCACTTTACGAATCCACAGTGCAACGTTCTCCCCTTCCGCAATCGTGAAGTCTGGGGCGTTGTCAGTGATGTTCATCGCGGTATCCACGTCACCGGCGATCCCTTCGATGTAACGTGCTGTGGCGTTCTTCGCTGTATACACCGAGGTGTTCCGATTCGGGTAACAGCCCAGCAGTTTTCCCGACGAGTCATACTCGTACACCACGGAGCGTGACGCCAACAGGTCAGGGAGCGTTGCTGTCCATTTACCGTTATCCAACCTCAGCTTCTGTGGCGTATCAGCCGAGTAGCGAGTCACGGCATTATAACCGTAAGCATCCGTGGTAAGGTCACGAGTGATGTTAGCCTGTTTCGCCGCAGCAACTTTGTTAAAGGCCGCATTCTCCAACACCTTCGCTGTCCACTCTGGCACCGTCGCGTTTGCCCCTACCATCGCTGCAATGATGTCCTTGTCAGGCATCTTGTACAGGTCATGGATGTGGCTGGCATTGAACAATGGTTCCATCGCGAGATAGTCTTCACGGATAATGACACGGATAATCACATCGTCCAAATCCGTAATCGGTTTACTGAACGCATTACGCAACTGACTCAGCCGCTCGGTGGGGATGCTGATGTCATTAAACGTGACCTGACGAATCGCCAGATGACGATGACGGTGATAGTAGCGACCTTCCCGCCCATTCAGGATTTGAATCTCAACGTCGTTGTTGAAAATCCAAAGCATGCTTGCCGTTTTCGGGAAATGCAACAGGTACTTACGTTTCGCATCCAGCGTCGACTGGAATGTCGGTAAATCACCACAACGGAAATCCACCACGCGAATACCGCGACCATCCACCACAATCTCAACATCATCCCACGTTGAGATATCCGCAGGTACCGGATTGATAATCAACGAGCCGTTGACCCAGAAACTCACGTAGCCGTTGTTCTGACCAACCAGTGAGTTGTAACGATCGATGGCATCTTTGATTTTGTTGGCATTGGGCGTTTCAAAGAACTCGACAAACGTCGGGTGCACTTGCTTGGCCACAATGGTGCCGGTGTAGCCGGGAAAGATACGCCAGTAAATGTCGTCGGTATCCAGCCACTTGTACCGATCCGTTTGTGGAATCGCTAACAGGATTTCTCCGGTATCGCGGCGCATTACGAACGCCTTTGAGACCGGGAAGGTTTTCCCGTTTTCGTTATACAGCTGCATGAAGGTGCTGAACGCATTCACACAGGCTGATACCCGCTTCCAGCGGTTTGGGGGAATATTGAGGTTCCCCCAGTTCATGTGGAGTTTATCCACCACGTATGCGTGCCACCAACCTACGTCCGGTAGAGATACAGACACAGGCCCGTTACGGACAAAGCCGGTCGCGCCGGTTTTTGGCGTGATACGATACGGTTCAATAATCAGTGCCCGATCAAGGTTCGGACGCTGCCAAGCGTTGTCAACCGCGTGGGCGACCAGCCAGTTCTCCATAATGGAACCTCTTAACCTTTGATGTTAGTGGGTTTGGTGTTCTGGTTCATGATGAGTTCGTACGTGAACAAGAACTTGTCTTTCTTCTTCGCGGTGTCCGACTTCTTAATCGTGCCACCCAAACGAGAACGGTTGAACATGTTGTTCTCCAGTGACGCGCGAATCATGACCAGCAGAGAAGGCGGGTATTCCAGCGCGCTGGTACACAGTTGCTTCTCATAGCTAACCCCGAAGAAACTGGTGTTGAGCATTTGCTGTAACGACAACACGCTAAAGTCTTTCAAGCGTGGTGTGATGTCTGCGAGCTTCACCATCTCCACAAACTCTTCGATGTTACGCGGGAAGAGATAGTCGGTGTGACCACTGATGGCCTCGAACATCTCGAACGGCGTACCCAGTTGACGGGACAATTCTTGCTGCAAACGCAGCATCTTCATCTCGTCTTCGAAGTTGTTGTAGAACTGACCCACAGAGAACAAAGCAGCCGCTGCTCGGATTTGCCCGCTTTGATATGGAGTGAGTGCGTACGCATGCGTAATCGCATCGCCTACCCATTTGCTATAAATCTCATGGTGGTATGGAAGCTGTGCCATCAAAGCACCGAGCCGACTATTGTTTCGTTTCCACACTAATTCCCAACGAGCCTGATCGAGACGCAAAGCGTGTTCGATTGGGTTTCGAATTTTTAGCTCGTTGTTTCTATCCAACGAGGTAAACGTGCGTGCATCTACATACACGTCGTCGCCGATAACTATCGGTAAAGGAAACGATTTTACATCGGCAGTCTCAACAACGTAGTGAACCTCGTCAGATTGCGCGACAGTTTGGTTGAGTTTGCGAGCCAGTTCGATACTGGCAGCGAGTGAATTCAGGTCAAAGCTACGGAAGACGTTGCCTGTGTAAGCGTTTTCAAGTGCCATGAGTTGATACCTTAGTATGACCGTTTGGTCTTAAAAGACGAATTTATGGAGATGTTCCATGAGCTATATTCCACGTAACGGCGCGCCCGTGAACTACAAGGAAGGGATGGAAGATATTTCCGTACCCGCACTTGTGAGGGCACCTACGGGTGACCCGATTCATAAGCCGCTGATCTTCACCTTTGGCGCACGCTGCGTTGGTGACGAAGCGTTCCCGTTGAGTGGTGACAACGCCCTCGACTTAATGGGCCGAGGCATCTTCGATCTCCGCGGCCCATACGCGACGTTCAACACACCGTACCAGGCGATGTTCAATGCCAACGCCAACGAGTGTATGTACCAGCGCCTTATTCCTGATGATGCGAAAACGGCCACCATCCGTTTCTACGCAGATGTACTCGCCACGAAAGTGCCGAAGTACGTGCGTGATGCGGGCGGTACCGTGCAGTACGATAACACCGGTAAAGCGAAAGTCGAAGCTCAGGTTGATGGCCTGCTCGTCGTACTGCGCAGCGTGGTTATTGACAGCAACAGTCCGGCCATCGGCGCTGCGGTACCTATCGACGGTACACTGACCGGTGAGGGCGGCGCGAAGTCGAAGATGTACCCACTGTTCGATATTGAAGCGCCTTACGCGGGTGCGGATGCGAACGGCTTCGGTTTCAAACTGGTACCGTTGAGTGAGAAATCCTCTCCGGCACTGGGTTCGGCTTACCAGACGAAAGTCGGTGGACGTGTTTACAACCTCCAGTGGTTTGAAACACTGGCGGGCGTCTCGTCTGCGGTCATCTGGAAAACCCTGAACAGTATGTCAAGTGTGAACTTCAGTTTCTTACCTGACGCATACTATCAGCCGATGAGAACGCAGCTGGACTTCGAAGTGGTTGTTGCCGATGCTTACCGTAAGGTTAGCCCGGATGTTGGCGAGCTGCCAAACTACGGTCCGTTCAAAACGTTCCACGTTTATCATGACCAACTTGAAGCCGTGCTTGACTTGGCTGCGGGTAGCATGACGAACGCACCTACCGACAAATATCTCATCGATATCTTCGGTGGTCTGGATCTGATTGGCCAGCCGTACGACGGTCTGCAAGTGAACCCTGCCACGGAAACCGGTAAAGCGGTCTTCGGTAGCAGCAACATTCACTTCCTGCAAGGCGGCGCTGATGGCACCCTGGGTAACGATGTATACGATGAACTCGTTCGTCGTGAAATGCTTCTGTTCCCATCCGGTGGCCAAGTTCGTTACGACAACGAACTGAAATATTCACTGGGTTGTTTCTGGGACTCCGGTTTCAGCTTCGACACCAAATCGGCTTGTGTGAACTTTATCGGTAAGTCACGCAATACCTTCCTCACTCTGGCGACCCACGTTTATAACGAAGGCCGTAACGACCTCCAAACGGAGGAGAGTGCGAAGGTGGCCCTGATTGAGATGATCACCTCCGTGCCGGAGTCCGTGAAATACGGTACCCCAGCAGCGCGTGGTATGGTCACCGGTCAATCTGCATTCATCCGCGGCTCCTCTTACAAGAAGCCGGTGCCGATGAACTACACCCTGGCGAATATGTTCTCGCAGTATCTGGGTGCAGGCAATGGTTACGCTAAACCGGAGAAACGTTTCGGTCGTGGCGAACTCACCATTATCACCGACCTGACTGACCTGAGTATGCCGTGGAAAGGTATGGACGTGTACGCTTCTGACTGGGACGTGTCCCTGATCACTGCGCGTAGCTACGACTACTACCGTGACTTCATCCCGGCAATTCAGTCCATCTACAACGAAGAACGATCTGTCCTGAACAACGCGATGTTCAACTTCATCATGGCTTACGTCTACCGTGTCTCTGACCGTGTGTGGGCGGCAATGTCGGGTGAAGACCGCATGACCGATGCGGAACGCGCGAAGATGCTGGAAGATAAGATTATCGAAGCGCTGGAAGGTCGTCTGGACGGTATCGCGGATATTGTACCGAAAGCGTACTTCACCGCAGAAGACAAATCGAACGGTTACTCTGTAACGCTGGATCTGCTTGCTTACGGTGGCGTGCTGCTGACTCAGGTCAACACCACTATCAAAGTCTACCGTCGGGAGAGCTGATAAATGGCTATCAAAGATCGTTTGATTCAACCCAACCAGGGGTTCCACTTTGACGGTGGTACTTACGACATGGTTAACCCATTCGCATCGGGCCAGAACGGCCCGGTCGGACAGGTCGGTAAGTTCGTCACGAACGCCCACCGCCTGCGTCGTAACGTCATCGCGCGAGTTATGGAATTCCCGCGCTGGGTGGACTACATGCCTAACCCGTCCCTGTGGCGTCAGGCTATTAAGTCCTTCATCGAAGTCCACACCACCATCACTGGTCTGGATAAAACACTGAGTCACGAAGCGGTTCAGACCCAACAGGGTCGTAACAACCGTATTCAGTACGAAGCCGGTCTGGTAACGGAAGCACAGTCCTCTGTGACCCACACCAGTCCCGATAAGTACGGTAAAGTGTTCCAGAACATGCTGGCGGCGTGGCTGGTCTACGGGATCTGTGACCCACAAACCGGACATCCGGGTATTGTGGCAATCAACCCGAACGTGCCAGACCACTTGCCGGATATGTATAGCCTTACTGTGCTGTACATTGAACCGGATGCGTATCAGCGTAAAGCGCAGAACGCCTGGTGGTTGACCAACATGATCCCTGAAACTGCGGGTCAGGATACCGGTGAGCGTGATCCGAACGCCGGTCCTCAGACGAACGAACTGTCCATCACCTTCACCAGCCAGCAATGGACGGGTTGGGGTCCGATGCAGGCCGCTCAGTCTGAACTGGAACGTATGAAGCTCTACGGCCTGCGTCCTATGACGCGTAAGCTGTGGCTGACTCCGTCTCAGCAGTACGATGGTATCAACCCGGATGTCCAAGCGACTGCGGGTGGTTTCAACTCTGTTTCCGAAGAACAGAAAGCGAACCAGCTGGCCTAAGGCAAAAAAAGATAAGCTTACCCACTCCTTCGGGAGTGGGTGGCTTTTTTATTTTTTTGGTTCAGACACAGCAGGCGGTTTCTCACCTTCCGCTTCTAAGCGGATGACCAACCATTTAACGTGGCTGATAAACAAGAAGGTGGCGAAGACGTCATAGCGTGAGGATGGCGCGACATCCACCAAGGTTGGGTTGGCAACTGACCACAATGTCAGGAGGTTCTTGTCACCACCTTCGAGTTTGTTTAAGTCGGAACCATTCAGCTTGATGTGTTCCTTCTCGAGAACATTCATCACACTTTCACCCAACTCATAAACCAGTGCTGATTTATAACGCAGGATAAACCCGGCGGTTTTCTGAATGATCGTCGCGGTAGTTTCAGATAAGAATCGCTGATAGCCGTTGGCGGTACAGGTCATGATTTCAACCGGGTACTCAGCAATCTCGGTGAATTCCGGTAAGGTCAGCGAAGAGAGCAAACCACGAATGTGGATTTCAGCCAGCAAACCAACACGGGTAATGATTTCTTCACGGGACAATGTGCAGGGCAGCGCCCCATTGGTAATGGGACTCATCATTTCGTTCATAAAGTTTCTCTCAAGATCAAAAAAAAGAAAGCTGTCATAAGACAGCTCTCTCTTGTAACCCTACCGTCGTTTCCGGCGATAGAGTTTTGCTACGCCATCCAACGGCTTTGGTGTTGGCGACTTGACAACGCGGACTGTTACACCCACTTCGTCGGGTGATGCAATCGTGCCGTCTTTACGGATTGCCGTGAACGGAATAACGTCAGGGTGATGGTCGATGATTATCTTAACCATTACTCTTCGTCTTCTTCGTCCTCAGTTTCTTCTACTTCGAGGAAGCCTTTGGCGAAGTCACGACGCAGCGCGCCTTCGAGCGCTTTGTTCTTGATGGTGCTGTAGCCGAAGCCGATGGCGGCAGCCCATTCTTTCTGCGAAGGCGCATCGCCGGTTGGGCGGGCGAACGCAGTCGAGAAGGTGGTCTTGCCGATATCCAGCGTCACTTCCATCGCACCCAGCTCTGGGTCTTTACGCGCTTCTTCACCAATCAGGTCTTTGGTGATGCTACCGAACGCTTCATGGAAGTTAGCGCGATACTGATCCATGGTATCCATGTCCGCGATAGTCAATTTGTGTTCACCCTTTTCGTTCGGGGTGACTTTGATAGTCGGTGTACCTTCTTCGAAGCCACGTACCAGATTGGTAACGGACTCTTCGGTCAGGCGACGCTCTACCAGCTCAGTTTTAGCGCCAGCGTTCAGGTCTGCGATCAGGTCTTTAACAGAAGTCATCTTAGCCATCTTTGATAATCCTTACGGGTTGTTATTGAGTTTACGTTCTAAATCTTCCACCAAGTCTGGTGTAAAGAAGTCGATATCGAGCATGTCGATAATGTCACGACGTTCAGCCAGTTCTCTGGCGAACATATCGTGGTACCAGTCTGGAACTTTCGCATATGCGTTGCGTCCAAACTTATCCTGAATGTGAGCCACCGCGTGGAACTTCGCATTCGAAATACTTTTCTCTAAGTTGTCGCGAGCATACAAGTAGCTGCGACTGATGTAGTTAGTCACATCATCCTTAGATGGAATCCCACGGTCAGCTGCCGCCACAATCTCGGAGACGATGCTGTTGTAGTTCCCTTTAAAACTGCCACGGTGTTCCATCACCGCATACGCGATGGTGTAGCACTCGTCGGAGGTAAGTTTGTACTTACGCATCAGCAGGGGTTTGTTATCCAACACCCACGTAAAACCTTTGATGTGGTGTTCTGCCCTCAGCTCTTTGGTAGAGAAGATGTCGTGAGCACCCGCTGCAATAATCGCCAGCTTGAGATGCTCTTGCCAACCGTTGGTGTAACAGATAC